CTTGATCGGGCCCCGCGCAGCGCAACATCCACCACATCTAGTAATAGATGTTTGTAGAAATAGGAGCTATCGATAGGAGCGAAGAATTGTCCCTCAAACGTAGACAACTACGTACCTCTGTGACGCCCGGTGACCAGATTGGTCGCAGGGTTACTCCCAAAGGTGCCCTCGTTTACTCCGAAGTGGAGAACGTAGGGAAAGAGGTGCAATTCGACGGTCAACAGACTACTGTTGGTCAGGGCAACGTACGTAACCCTAAGACGGGTAAGTACGAATCGGGCGGGCCGTTTTACACGACCCGACAGGAGGTCCATTTAGGACTCTCCAGTGTCGGACTCCAGAAAGTGACCATTCACCCTTTTACGGGTGATAAGATCGAAACGATCTATAATGGTCCCATTTGGACGCCTGGCCCCAATTCAAACTGGATAGGCAAAGTTGACCTTAACGGTCAATCGCACACTTCTCCTGAGCAGAGTCAAATTGACTCTGATCATAATGAGATGGGTGCTACTGCTATCAGTCTGACTGCCCCCACGAATCCCGCTGCAACTGCTGCAGTGGGCTTTGGGGAGATATTCCGGGAGGGTTTTCCAACCCTTCCAGGTATTTCCTCATGGAAGCGGCGCACCGAAATCGCCAAGGCAGCTGGTTCCGAGTACCTTAATACGGTATTTGGCTGGCTGCCACTCATTGATGAAGTAAAGGCCGTACGTGATGCTACTAAACATCACAAAGCCATTATGGATTCATATGAGGGCGGTTCCGGTAAGAATAATCGCCGCGAATTCGCGTTTGACCCTATCGAAGAATCGTTCGAAAAAGAGATACCCGAAGTGACCTTTGCTGGTCCCTCCGGTGTTTTCTCGATTCCGAGCGACAAGGGTACGCTTTCTATCCGAACCGAGGTTCGGAAGAAGTCATGGTTCGTTGGTGCTTTTACCTATACTGCTCCTTCGTCAACTGATAGCTGGCGAAAAGCACTTGGGTATAGCACCGAAGCCGATAAACTATACGGCACGGCCTTGACCCCAGATGTTCTCTGGGAGCTTGCTCCTTGGAGCTGGGCTATAGATTGGTTCTCGAATACGGGTGACGTTATTAATAACTTCACCCAGTTCAAGATCAACGGCCTGGTTATGCGGTATGGGTACATGATGTCTAACATAGACACTATAACTACCTATACCCTGCGTGACGCTGGCTTTTTAGGCAAGCGTTACTCAGCGGGACCTACCACCCAAGTCACTAAGACGAAGGTGAGAACCCCGGCTAATCCCTATGGATTCGGTGTTGGTTGGGAGGACTTATCCCCCTTTCAACTCGCCGTTACTGCCGCGCTTGGTATTACTAAGTTGCGGTAGCAGTTGTACTGCTAACCACTAATAGTAAAGGAGCACGCCATATGGCGTTTGCCGATCCACAGTCCATCAAAATTGGTTCAACTACGTACTCACTCCCTCGTATTTCTACGGGTGGTATGAGCTCGGAGTATGCCAATGAAGATGGATCAGTCAGCCTGAAGATCTCGACGACCAAAGGTCGTCGTCGTCGACAGGTAATCCGACTGGATCAGACTAAGATCACCGATGATACGTTTGACGACTCCAGGAACATTTCGGTAGGCGAGAGTGTTTATCTCGTCGTCGATCGTCCTGAGTATGGGTTTACTAATGCCCAAGCGTTGGAAGCCGTAAAAGGCTTCCTGGAAGCTATTACTGCTTCCGAAAACGCAGCCGTCAAAAAGCTACTCGCTAGCGAGAGCTAGTGAGTAGGCCTGGTTTTGGGCGTCATGAACGTCCTTCACCTGGCCGTTCCTACTTAGGAAGCATTGATGATAAAATCGATCATGTGAATGATCGGTTAAATTCATTCGATGTTCTCCTTCATAGGCTCGCTACTAACAGAGAGGAAGGTGATCGGGTGAGTAATTTTCCCGACCATCATTTTGTTTCCTCCCAGACGCAGACGATTCTGATCGTGTTCTTTGCGATCTTTATCGTTTGCGCTCTCGGTGGTCTCATGTTGGCCTTGGGTATTTTGGGAATCTAATCAATTCACAATAATACCTAACCCAGCAAACAACATTTGGCTAAGGAAAAACACCTCTATATAAGGAGGGTTTTTGAAAAGCCCGATGTTGCTCTACAAAATGATAGCTGAAGATTCAGCTGTCAGATGTCGCACTAGCGCCACCATGGACATTAAAACTGTCCAGGGTCGGTTCAAAAACGAGGGGTTATCGTTTCTTACGATAACCTTACCATCCTTTGGAAAAGACTTCCAAAAAAGTCTTGACAATGGATTGGTAGACCGCAATTCCTTCCAAGGTTTTTCTTGGAGGAATGGTCTCCCGAAATTTCTCTCGGGTTTCCTCAGTCTAGTTTTTGACCGTGACACTGGCGTGTTGTTGCCCGATCCCGACATAGATGCAATTCTTGCTGTAAGACAATTGACTTTGATCTTCAGCAAGATCCTCCTACCGTGCTCGCAAGAGCGCGAGGAGGAAGCTATGTCCGGGTTCGTGCAATGTGAGCAGGAAGTGAGGTATAACGACTCCCTTATGACGAATAAGGATTACGATGAATTCTATCGTATGAGTTCGTTATTGTTTGCGCCAATCCTAGCTAAGATGGACAGTGATGTCTATCATTCTAGGCTTATGCCCAAACACGGACCTGGTGCTACGGCGGATAAACTTCGAGGAAACTCGAAGTACCGCCAACGCACTTGGACCGACCGTCTGGAGCGAGTTTTCCCTTCTGGGGATTTCTTGTTCCCTAGCGTTTCGCATTATGCGGAGCACTATGACGGTCTCACTTTCCTCGAACCCGGTTCTGAGTTACCTGTTAGGGTTATCTCAGTTCCTAAGACGCAGAAGACGCCGCGAATAATAGCGATTGAGCCTACTGCTATGCAATATGCACAGCAGGCGGTTCTTGAGCCATTAGTCGCATATATTGAGGGAGATTCTTTGCTCTCTCAATTGATCGGATTCTCCGACCAACTGCCTAACCAGCAGTTAGCAGAGTCAGGTTCCCGTTCTGGGAACCTTGCCACGCTCGATCTGAGTGAGGCATCTGATCGCGTCTCTAATCAGCTAGTGAGAACTATGCTGCGCAATTTTCCTCATTTGCATGAGGCGATTGACGCTTGTAGGTCTCGCCGTGCTGATGTGCCTGGCCATGGCATTGTTCGCTTGGCCAAGTTCGCGTCTATGGGTTCAGCTCTCTGTTTTCCGATTGAGGCGATGGTCTTTTTGACCTTAACCTTTCTCGGAATTGAGCAGGAGCTCAACACGCGGTTCTCCAGTCGTTCTGCATTGAAGCAGTACACTGGTCAGGTGCGTATCTACGGGGACGATATCATTTGTCCCGTAGATAGTGTCTATTCCGTAGTCAGCTCACTTGAGCATTTTGGTGCTCGAGTTGGGGCTGCCAAGTCTTTCTGGATCGGAAGATTCAGAGAGTCTTGTGGTAAGGAGTATTATGATGGCCATGACGTTTCAATCGTCAAGGTCCGTCGTTTATTTCCTTACACTCGGAAGGACGTTCCCGAGGTCATCTCACTAGTAGAACTTCGTAACCAGCTTTACTTAGCCGGTTACTGGTCTACTGTTAGATGGTTGGATGATGTGATTCAGGAAATACTAAAGTATTTTCCTTATGTCCATCAATCCTCCCCGGTGTTAGGTCGCATCTCCTATCTTGGTCTTTATGACCAGGGTCGTTGGTGTGAGCATTTACATAGCCCTTTGGTTAAGGGATATGTCGTGTCGTCCCGGCTACCAGTTGACAAACTGGATGGCTGCGGCGCCTTGCTTAAGTGGTTTCTTAAACGCGGCAACCTGCCATTTGCCGACAGAGATCACTTGGAACGTTCTGGACGTCCCCGTGTCGTCGACATCAAACCGGGGTGGTATCAACCGTATTAAAAATGACGGTTGATCTGGGATAAATACCCAGGGGGAAACACTGTCG